GGTCGAGCAGCCCGCCGACACGCAAAGTCAGGCTCTCGACCTGGCGGCGCACCTCCTCGTTGGGGGTGGCCGGAAAGACCTGGCCGAGCATGGCATGGGTGTACTCGTGGATCAGTACATCGCGCCAATACTCGGTGTTCTTGGCGTGGTCGCGCAGATAGATGGTGGTATCGCCGTTGAGGGCGACGTGACAGGCCCCGTCAGCCGTAGGATATAGCTCCCATAGCAGATGGTCCGGCTCTGCCCACTCCAGCGTCAGCGTGCGCTCCAGGGGACAGAGGGTTTGCAGACGGGTGAGCAGATCGACGGCCCAGCGGCGCTCATCGGTCGTCATCTGCGCCCCCCTCATCGTCCCGGCAGAGTTTGGCCTCCTGCTCGAGGCCTTGCAAGGTGCGCTCAAAAATCTCCACAAACATGCCGCTGGCAGTCTGGTCGCGCGCATCCGCCACCCGTTGCAATTTGAAAAACAGGTCAATGGGCAACTCGACCGTCACGCTGATCATTTTGGCTGGGGGTTTGGTGAATTTCATTTCTCGCCCTGCCCTTGCTCTCGCCATTGGCGAAACCCCTCCAACAGCGCAACGGCTGCCTGCTCGCTGTCAACCCCGATCTCGTGCAGCAGCCACGAGATCAAAAACGCGTCGCTGCGCGCGCCTTCGGCAGCCTCCAGCAGATTGTGCGCCAGGTCAATGGCCTCGCCCGGCGATAGCTGGGCGTGAAGGTCGCGCGCCCCGACTGTTACATTGACAAAGGGGCGGCGCGTGCGGTGGCTCACGCCCGACGTGATCATAAAGACGATCTGCTCTCCGGCCTCCTGCGTCTGGCTGTCCATCACTGCACCTCCATGATATCGTCGAAGAGCCACTGGGTGCGCTCGCCGCGCTCATAGCGCAGGATACAGCCGAGCAGGCTCTGCTCGCCTACTTCCCACACCTGCTCATCGCCCGATGGCAGTCGTACCGTACATTGCATCATGTCCTCCTGTTGATGAGGGTCAACGGATTTCGCGCAACCGCTCGCGGCGGGCGAAGTCGCGCAGATTGAGCGCATAGCCGCCCGGCACCTTGAGCAGAACGCCTTTGTTGAGCAGCCAGAGCAGCGCCTCAGAACTGCCCTCGCCGCGTTTGGAGCCTATCACCTCGCCGATGATCTTGCCGCGTGCCTCTCGTTTGCCGGTCAGTTGCACGCACTTGGGGTTCGGCAGCCCCATGTCTGTATACAGCCCCATTGCCCACGCCCGCGCCTCGTTGGCGGTCGTGTCGCGGGCCGGTTGGGTTTCGGCAGCTAACGCGGCCCGGCTGCGGTTGTCGTAGGGGGTGACAAAGGTCTCCCCGTCGCTCTTGAGCGCGGCGACGGTGCGCTCTTTCAGGGCCTGCTCAACATCGGACAGGCGACCGGCCAGATCGCCCGGCAGCGCCGGGGTCTCCAGTTCCGCCTTGCGATTCTCCTCGACGAGCAGCCGCCACTGGATCGCCTGCTCCGCCAGGTCGGCGTAAGCATCGATGCGTAGGCGCTCGGTGCGCTGCTGCTGGCCACCCCGGATCACATCGGTCAACGTGCCCGTCAGCGCCAGCACATAGATGGCGGTCGTGGTCGCAAAATAGAGCGCGCCGGTGAGGATCGAGCGCCCTACCGCCTTGCTCTCCACGATCATGCCCACGATGATCACGATGGTGACGAGGATGTTGGCGACCGTCACCACAAAGCCCAGCGCCTGGTCGGCCCCGGCCCGTATCTGGGCCGGTGGCGGGTCGGGCGGTGGAACCGGCGGCGGGGACAGGATGTCCTCGACCGCCGGGGTAAAGCTCCATCGCGTTGGCTGCATCCTATCCCCCATTGGCCTGGAGCGCAGCTTTGTGCCGCGCCTTGGGGCCGGGCATGGGCAGCTTGGCCCATGCCGCGAGCTCGGCCCAGGTGATGTCCCAACTCAGGCGGATGCCCAAAGCATCCGGCAGGCGGTCGGGGCGCTTTTCGTTCCAGGTGGCCTCGCTGGGCATGATGCCGTCGTCGGCCATCTCGACGAGGGTGGCGCAGATGTCGCGCATCATTTGGCGGCGGCGATCTGCGGCGGTCGGGACGACCGCCGCAGATTCCCCTGTGGGTTCCGCCGGCGGCGTTGGGGCTGTGCCGAGGAGGCGCGGCACGTCTCGGTCTAGGCGCCGGCGAAAATTGAGGCGGGCCGGTTCTGGGTCCGGCTCAGGCTCAGGGGTTTCGGCGGGCTGCGCTTCCGGCTGCGGGTCGGCGCTGGGCTTGGCCGGGCGGCCCGCTGGTTTGGGCGGGGCGGCATCGGGGCCGAGGGCTTCGCGCACGAGGTCGGCCCAGGGTTTTTCCAGGCGTGCCGAGATGTTGGAGCCGGACGGCAATCGCTCGCTGCGCTCAGGGGCGGCGGCGTTGTAGGCGGCCTGGGTGACCCAGGCCGCGCCGGTGGCCGTGGCGATGCGCCGGATTTCGGCGATGACGGCGGTGTGCAGGGCTTGCAGGGGATCATCGCCGGTGGTGGCCGGGGCGGCCTCGACGACGGGAGCGGCGTCTATGACGGCGCGCACGCCGGCGGAGATGTTGCCGGGCTGGCCTGCCTGCTCTGCGGCCTGGAGGATGGTGGCAAACTGGTCGTCGTCCACGCGCACGCCCAGGAAAGCGGTTTTGCGCGCAGGGCGAAGCTCTTGGCTGTGTGCGATCCCGTCTGTGGTGGACACTGCATCGCTATCGGCGGCAGACGAGACCGGGCCGGGCTGGGCATGGGGCAACCAATCGGACGGGATATTCGGCAGGGGCCAATATCCAAACGCTTGGGCCTCGTCCAGGACAATCCGCACCACGCCAGGCGCAATCTGGGGGATGTTGCGATTCTGCGGCGAGGTAAATAGCTCATCGATCCGGGCATTGACATGCCTCGTAAGTCGTGACAGGTCGTAGCTGTTAATCATGGTCACTCTCCTCTCCAGGTTGATTTTCTGCCGAAAAATGGTGGTCTACCGCGGGTGCATCCTCGCCCAGGTCCGACCACGATAGTTGCGCCGGCGCATCGGCATGGCGCTTGAGTTCGTCCTTCCAACGCGCCAGGATGTCGAGCATGCGGTCGATCTCGCCAACGCGCTCAAGCATCTCCTGTGTGCGGCCGCGCAAGACGCGCTGCCGCATCTGCTTCTCGCGGCTGAGGATACGCACCGCCGCCCGGTACTCGCGCTTAAGCGTCTCCAGGTCCACTGACATCCTCCCTATTGATACGCCACGGCGGCGTCATCGGCCCCCACCATTTGCCCTCGCATCTGCGCTTGAGATCGGCATACGATGGACCGCCCTCACCGCCGAGCAGGAAGAACACCGGCCATCAGTATCGCCGCTGCGATGCGAGCAGATAGGCGCATCGGTCATTATGCTCCCATCCCGAAATCAACATCCTGGCTCACATCGACCTGGCCGGCGCAGATCGGGCACAGACGCGGCCCCATCTTCCAGCGTTTGAGCTTGCGCTCCAGGCCGCGGTCGCCGGGCCAGGTGCGAGCCACCCGGAAGCCGATGCCGCGCTCGTGGGCAACCTCACACAAGCGTGCGCCGCGGCCTGCGCGATGGGCATCGATGCGCGTCTCCAGATCGTCCGTCCAGCCGATATAGTGCTGCGTCGTGTGCCGCGGGCTGATGGGGCTATCAAAGTGCAGGAGGTAGACCACGACGATCCTCCTGCTGCGCTTGCTGCCAGCCCGCCTGGTGGTACGGACTCCAGCAGGGTGAGAACGGTTGGCCGGCTGCGTAAAAGGCCCGGCCCTGGCTGTGCCAGCGCCGGCGCAGTTCTGCAAGCCGCGCCGGGGCGAGTCTGCGGTCGATGCAATGCTCGATAGGTGTCTGCTGCTCCTCGTCAGAGGCAGCGTTCCATGATACACTCATGCTGTCAATCCCTCCTGTCTAGGGGTTGATCTGCCCTGTCGTGGGTTCAGCACGACAGGGCTTTCTATAGATTGCCGACTAAAACCTATTTAAGCACAAGTGCTATACGTTTGTCAATACCCATTTGTGTTTGGCTAAAATTCATTGTTGACAGCCAACACAAACGCGTGTAAGCTGATGGCGGAGGTGAAAAACACATGCCCATGTTGAAGATCAACAGTCGTTTTGTGAAGGAGATGTTGTTTCGGACGGGGATGGACCAGCGCACGCTGGCAGAGACGGCAGGCATTTCGGAGCCGACCATGATCCGGCTCATGCAGGGCAAGCCGTTTACGTCGGAGACGCTGGGGAAATTGGCCGAGGCATTGGAGTGCAGCCCTGTGGACCTGCTGGATGTGTCGGAGTATGCCTCCCCACACCTGGCGGCCCCGACCCCTGCAAGTGGACGTGCATAGCACATTCCGAGGGTGATCGGGGCCTGGGGCAAAAAGGAAACGCCCCAGGCCCGCAGGTCTGAAGCGTCTCTTGTTCGCGCCCTAGACCGATGGCCAAGACGCTCTTTTCAGTTCCGCCGTCTGGTCGGCAAACTCGCCGGCGGAACGATAATAACCAGATTGACTATTTGCGAGGCCGGAAACCGTTGGCGATGGCCTCGTCACCTGTGCAAAACCAGCGGTCGCCCTTTTCGAGATCGATCACCGTCGCATCATAAGAGCTACTGGCGGTCGTATGATAGATACCGATGTATCCAGGCCCGGCATTGTCGCTAACATTGCCCTTGATCGTACAGCCGTCGGATGGCTCCAGACAGCCCTGGGGACAACCTGCCGCCGGCGCAATCTCTATAGCCGGGCCGGCTCGTTCGACAATTTCCGCCGGCGCTTCTTCCGCCACCTCTGACAGTGGCGGCTCCGGTGTCGGCGTATCGGGCGGGACTGGCGTATCAGTCGGCACCGGCGTATCAGTCGGCTGAGGTGCAACCTCAGCGTGAGCCGGCTCCGGTGTGTTGGTCCACGTCGGCACTACCCCGGCTGTCGCCGGGGCCACGTCCGATCTGGCCTCCGGCTCGCCGGCGTCGGGCGGGCTGCCGAAGATCAGGCCAAAGAGCGCAGCGGCTACAAAGACGAGCAGGGCAGTAATGGCACAGCCGCGTAAGCGTTTCACGGGGGACTCCGATTCGTATCGGATTGGTTCCCTGCCATCCTACAGCCGCCAAGCACGAGGATGGCAGGGGCAGAACATTAACAACTTGAGTAACTAGAGCGCGGGTCTTTCGCCGCGCCAGTGACCCACCAGGGATTTGAACCCCGAACCCGCTGATTAAGAGTACGGCACACTGGCACGCGAAAAGCACCCGCGCAATGGGTGCTTTTTTTGTTGCTTGGTCGCAGCGATCAGATCGGCCTATGCGTCATGGCGGATAACTATCATCCGCAGTACGCAGCCACAAAGGACACAAACCATGGATCCCCGACCGCTATTGCAACACTTCCTGACCGCCAAGCGCGCCCGCGGCCTCTCCGAGCGCACAATCGGCTGGTATCGCGACCAGATCACGGTCTATCTCGACTGGCTCAGCGATGCTGACGCCTGGGACCAGATCGAAACCATCGAGGCGTATCTGGCCGACCAGCGTGCGCCTGAGAAGAAGCTGGCCGCCAACACGGTCGCCGCCCGCTATCGGGCGCTGAAAATCTGGTTTCGTTGGCTCACCAAGCGCAAGCGCTGTTGGCCCGTGTCGCCGATGGCTGAAATGGAGCGGCCCCATGTGCCGCGTGTCGTCGTGGCGCATGTGACGCCGGCGGAATTCCGCCGCCTATACGACGCCGTGGCCGGCGATTCCTGGATCGACTATCGCGACCGCTGCATCCTCTCGCTGCTCTTTTGGAGCGGGCTGCGCCTGAGTGAGGCGATCAATTTGCACCTGGCGGACGTGGATGCTGCGGCCCGCCTGATCACGGTGCGCCGCGGCAAGGGCAACAAAGACCGCATCGTGCCCTGCGCCCCGGAACTGGGGCCGCAGCTCCTGGCCTATTTGATGGCTCGCCCGCCGTGGCAGGGCCGGGAACTTTTTATATCGAACGACGGTGCGGGCGGCGTGCGCGGCGTGCTTACCGCCAACGGGCTGCGCCAGATGTTGCGCCGGCGCTGCCGGCAGGCCGGGCTGCGCTACATGCACCCGCACGCCTTCCGCCACGGTTTTGCGATGGCATTTCTCAACGCTGGTATGCCGATGTCGGCTATCAGCAATGCGCTGGGTCACAGCAGCGAGCAGGTGACCGCGTCCATATATGCACACTGGCTTACAGAGGGGCTGAGCCGGGAGTATGACCAGACGCGGCGTGTTTTAGTTGAGCGCATGGGGAGGACGTGACCCCGGCGCGCATGATTCATAGTCATCTACACTGCCCCCCTTTGAGGCTAGGTTATGCACACACCCCCACCCGATCTATGCACGCCCGACACCAGTCCGATCTTGGCCCGTATACGCGCAGCCGACGCCGCAGGTACGCTCGGCTGCGCGGCCTACCGCGCCGCACGCGAGCTGCTCGACCGCATCGGAGCCGACGGCTGCACGCGCCTCACGCCCGACGCCCTGGCCGCCGTGACGCGCTGCACCGACTACAGATCGGCGCGGCGGTTGATGCGCGCCGTGCAGGCCGCCACCGGCTGCGCGATCAGCAAGATCTACGGCCACGACCTGGTGGCGATTGACTGGGGATTAGAACAAAAACGCGCCGAAATGGCGCGAATTGGCCCCGATAGTAGAACAGAATCGCGCCAAAACGGCGCGAATTGGGGGGATGGGCCGGGTGAAAACGCGCCAAATCGGCGCGAATTGGAAACAGAATCGCGCCAAAACGGCGCGAATTGCGAACAGAATCGCGCCGTTTTGGCGCGAATTGACCCCGAAAACGCGCCAAATCGGCGCGAATTGGGGCCTCCACCTATGCACGCGCGCGCGCCCGCGGTAGTTAGGCAGTTAGTTAGCTCTGATCTTTTAGATCCAAAACTACCTACCTACCTAGCGCCCCCGGACCCGCAACTGAGCGCCGCCGAAGTCGCGCAGTCCGAGGCACTGCTGCGGGCGGCCCGCATGTCGCGCACCACGGCGGGCCGGTTGGCAGCCGCACACCCGTTCTGGCGCGTGCAGAAGGCGGTGGCGCGCTGGTGGTATGGCCGCCGCTCCCAGGGCGGGAAATACCAGGAGGAGCCGGGCATCGTCGTCAAGATGCTGGACGACCCGGAGGAGTACAACCTCGACGCCTACGCCCTGCCCGACGCCTGGTGGCACACTGAGCTAGGCCGCTACCAGTTGCCCAGCCGACCCCGGCGACAGCCGGGGGAGACGGAGGCCATGACGCTGCCGGGCATGGAGTCCCCGGCCACAGCCGGGGAGATCGACGGGGCGGACTGCGAGCCGGAAGAGGCCCCTGTCGCAATCGTCGAACCCGCCGCGTCCCCGGCGTCTTCGCCCGGCTCGACCGGGGAAGGCGCGGCACTCGCCACACTCGCCGACGCGTGGGAGCGCACGCTCGACGATCTGGAGCGGTCGCTGCCCGCGGCTACCTTCGACGCCTGGCTGCGCGGCACACAGATCGAGTACGGCGACCGTGACACTGACCCGCCCGTGGTGCGCGTGCTGCTCCAAAATCCGCACGCCGCCAGTTGGGTCGAAAACCGGCTGAGTCGCGGGCTGGCGAAGTCGCTCTCGATGAGCCTGGGCTATCGTGTGCGGCTGGAGGTAGGAGTGGCGCGTGAGCGTGAACTGGCAGGATGACTCCCCCGGCTGCCCCGGTGACAGCCGGGGGAGTCGCAGCGAGCAGCGCATGACCCAACGCCTCGACGAGGACTGGCGCGAGATCGAGAGCAGCAAGCGCATGGTCGCCTGCGTACTCATTGCCGAGATGATCATGCTCTTCTCGTGTGGGATCTGTGGCGTGTGGATGTGGTTCCGCCCCTGAGCCGCGTACATCATCGATGAGCGCCCCGCCTCCGGCTGCTGCAAAATATCAGCCAATTGTCATACCCAACCCGACCAAAACTGTGCGATACTGAAATCGCACATTGTTCCACCCCAAACCAAATCACTGGCAGGAGGGCAACATAGGATGGAAATCGGGACCTCCTGGGTATGGTGGTTATTCAGCACGGTGTTTCTGTCAATCGTGCTGAATCTGGCCTCTTCCTACGTGAAGCCGTACCTTGATAGGCAGTTCGAGCGCTTTTCGGATTCTCGAAGGGTCAAGAACGCGAAGCAGGAAGCGAGAATCGAGCAGGCTGCACGCGTACTGCTCGCCGATCCTACCCTTTTAACCGTGCATCATGGAATCATAAGCCTTCAGGTGTTTACGGGTGTTGCTGGATTCATCTTCTTCGTTGGGTCTGTTGTCGTCCCCTTGGTTATTGCTAATTTACGCAGAACCACGGATGTTGCGTTGGCATTGGCTATATTGATTCCTATGGTAGCGAGCGCTTTGATGATCAAATGGGCAATGGAGGATATGCGACTTCAATTCCAGATATTTGACCGCTATCGGGAACTACGGTTGGCGTCCACCATCCCTTCCTCTAAGCAGGATGAGCCAAATGATGAGCCAAATGAAGGGGAAGTATAGACCCCTCCCCCACTCCCGCGCGGGTGGGTGATCACACACGAGTACCCCACCCCGTGGGTGGGTGGTGGGGTGGGTGGGGGTGGGTGTACACCCCCTGGGGGAGTGGTATACTAGAGCCGGATCGGCGGCTGGAGTTTGGCCGAGATGGACGGCCGCGAGGCGCAACTGGGCTGCACCGTGCGAAAGCAGGACATCCATCAATCCTGGGAGTAGCGCGGGGTTGCGGGTTCGATTCCCGCCCTCGCCCAGCCGCCGATCTTATTAGGAGACACCTATGGACACACAGATCACCTACCGCCAACGCATCCTCATGATGCTTTACCTGGATCAGCTTGGCCCGCTGCACCACTGGGCCGCCGACTGGTACGACCGGCTCTCGACCGGCGACGATGCCGAGTGGGAGGCGTTTGCGGCGCAAATGGCGGAGGCACAGCAGGCGCTCGCTGAGGCAAATGCGCGTCTCATGGAGTGGGCCGCGGCCACGACGATTCGCACGCAGGAAGCCCTACGGGGTCTAGCCGCCCTAAAATTGCCCACCAATGGCCAAACACCATGACCGACGACCAGACCGACCGCCAACGCATCCTGACCACCCTGCAAGCCTCAGCCAACCCCCGCCACCGCCAGATCGCCTACCTGCTCGCCACCGGCGGCGACAACCGCTGGAGCGCCTTCGACGCCACCCTATTCGGCGCGTCCATGCGTCTTGGCCTGGCAGTTGGCGACACCCTCAATTCCATTCGTAGCGCCTTCGGTCTCCCAACTGTCAGCCAAATGTCGGGTGCGGCAGGCGCAGATCGGCGCGATAATCCTGTACAAAACCAATAATCAATACAGGAGTCTTGCCATGTACCGCGCCCCCGTGTTTGCCCTGCTGCTCGCCCTGCTCTTTGCCCTGGGCAGCCAGACGGCCTTTGCCCAAGAGGATTTGACCCCACCCGTACTGCTCGATGTGCAGTTTGACCCCCAGACCATAGACACGTCGCGTGGCCCGGCCACGATCACGGTGACTGTGCACGTGACCGACGACCTGAGCGGGATGCGCCATGTCGCCCTGTTTTTTGCCAAGCCCGGCACAACCCAGCGCGCCCAGGTCGAATTCCGCCCCGACGAGGGCTGGAGCGAGATCGTCGAGGGCGACATCCTCGACGGCCATCACCGCGCCACCATGACCATCCCGCGCTACTCCGCCTATGGCGAGTGGCTGCTCACGGAGGTCGGTGTGGAGGATTGGGTCGGCAACCTGGCCTGGCTGGCGCGCCCCAGCGAGGACGAGAAAGGGCGCGCCACCGACTGGCCCGCCCTCTACAACGGCTTTGTCTTCGCCGTCGGCGAGCACAGCGCGCCGTCGCTCCCGGCCCCGCGCGCCGTCTACCTGCCCCTCTTGCGCTAGAGCATCGTCAGATTTATCTGCGGGTCGCCGGGAACCATCAACGGCAGCACGGACACATTGACATTGCACGCCTGAGACGCCCCGTTGACCTGCGTAATGGTCAACGTGACTTTGCGCGCCCCGCTGTTGGCCGCGGCAGCGACCGTGATCGAACTGTGGGCGAACAACGCTTCGCCTAGTTTGGCCGCAGCCGCCTGGCTGAAGCCCAGGGTGACTAGCCACGTCTGCGCGCTTGATGTCGAGCCGCCGGTCACGGTGATTGCCACCAGGTAGTTGGCGGCCTGCACGGATGTCCCGCCGATGACAATATCGCACAGCGGCGTAGCGACGTTGTTGGCCACGCCCGCTTTGCTGCCCTGCAACCCGACGCCCGCGGCAAACGCCTGGCGCGCCGTCCAGGTCTGCGGCAGCGTGGGCAGCGGCACAGTGCCACTCTCCGGCACGGTCAATGTTTTGCCGTTCGTGACAATCGTGCCCCCGCCGGTCAGCACAGCGCCGACCAACGCGCTACGCAGCGTCTTTTTGGCGGCGTTGCCCGACATATCCCAGATCGGGATGTAGTCGTCTGCCGCGGGCGTGGCCTTGAGCGGATGCCCGTCATAGGTGATGTCAGCCATTCTCCGCCTCCGTCCCCTCGGCCTCGCCCGTTCCCCCCGTCTGCGTCCCGGCCTCGGCCTCTAGCCGCTCCAGTCCCGTGATCCAGTCGCGCAGGACGTAGTGAGTGTGCGGCGCGCCGTATTTGCGGTGCATCTCCTCGGCAAAGAGCCGCTCCATGTCGGTGATCGCCTGGAGTCGCGCCTGCGCCTGTGCGATGGCCTGGTCGAGCGCGATGCCTGTCCGCAGATCGGCTTCGTCCAGTTGCACACGCGCCGCCGGCGTCTTGTTCTCGGCCATTTTGCTGCTTGTCATCGTCCGCTCCTCTAATGTGTATGGTGCGTAGCGGCCAATGCCGCCTGGCATTTGTCCACCAACGCCTGCAACCCCGCGCCCTGCTCGACCGGCTCCTGCTGCCAGACAAACTGCGGCCACAACTCACCCGCGCCGCGCAGATAGCTTAGGGCGATGTTCCAGTGGCTCGCGGCCATGTACATCTCTGCGAGGCGTATCCACCAGATGCGGCGGTGCGGCTGCTCTGCCAGCGCCCGATGCAACCACCGAACCGCCTCATTGCCGTCCCCTAGTTGATAATGGCAGGTCGCCAGGTTGCCGTAACACTCGCACGGGTCAATCATCGCCTGGCACGTCAGATAGCGGTGTCCCCACTCAATCGCCGCCTGATAGTCCCCCGCCAATAGGTGCTGGCGGTGCAGGAAATAGAGCGGCCCCGGATCGCCGGGGTGCTCTTCCACGTCGAACGTCAGCCGGTCGAGCATCGGCTGCATTTTGCCCGGCTCACGGCCCGCCGGAGCGCGATGCTCAAACACCGTGTCGAGCACAAGCTCCCGCGGCTCGCCCTCTCCGCACCAGTGGGGTAGCTCATGCTCGCGGTGCAGGTAGCGGTACAGCCCGCGGCGGAAGGCGCGCACCTGATACCAACTGAGCGTCGGCTGCCCCGTGGCCGGGTCGAAATTGACAAAGCGCACGTTGACCGCGGTCACGTCCGGCTCCGGCGGGTTGAGCAGGAAACGCCGCAGCCCGCCAGGGTCTGCTACAAGTTCGTCTGCGTCCACGACCACGATCCAGTCGCCCGTCGCCGCGTCCAGCCCCACATTGCGCGCCGCGCCCTTGTTGCCCGGAACCTGCCAGTCATAGCGCAGCGCCCGCGCCCCGTGCTGCTCGGCAATGGCGACGGTGCTGTCCGCGCTGCCGGTGTCCACCACAATCAGTTCGTCCCACAGCCCCGCCGCCGCCGCCAGGCAGCGCGGCAGACAGGCTTCTTCATTTTTGACAATCATGCACAGGCTAATAGTCATGTTGCCTCACTGGTAGATCGGTTGGATCGTGGTATGCACAGATAACTGCGCGTCGATGGTGGCGGTCTTGGGCTTCCACACCGCCCCCGCCGGGGGTAGCCATAATAGCGTGTTCCAACTGTCGCTGCCGCCGCCAGGGCGCTCGACGACGAAACCTGTCGAGTCCGCCAGCACCACGACGTATGTGCCGTTGACATCCGTGCCGTTTGATTCGCCCACCGGCACGCCTGCCAGCGTCACCCGGTCGCCTACGGCCATCGTCTGTATCAGCGGCCCAACGGTCAATGTGCCGCCCGCCAGCGCCCACGTCACCACCGCGATGCCGGTCGGGTTGCTGCGTATCTCAACCCGGTTGCTGGCCGCCACCGGCAGCAGCGTATCGCTGTCCTGGACGGCGGTGGTGATTTCCAGCCGATACCAGCCGTCCCCCAGCGCCACAGCCCCACTCAGCGCGGCCCACGCGCCGCTGTTGACGCGATACTCCAGGTCAGCCAGCCCGTAGGTGTTGCCCGCGCTCTCGCGGAAAATGCCGTAGATGGTATGGATGATCGGCGTGACCGTGTGCGTGTGCGCCGGGATGGTCACTGTATGGCTGTGCGAGCCGCCGCTGCTGCTGGAGGTCACCGCGGCCGCCTGCTGGCTGCTGGCCGCCACAACCTGCGCCTGCTGGCCGCTGCTGTTGATGATCGCGCTCTGCTGGCCGCTGCTGTTGACAGTCTCGCTGGTGCTGTTGCTCGTGGCTGTCTGCCCCCCGCCCCCCGCCGTGGTCTGCGTAGAGCCACCGCCGCTGTTGGTCGTCGGCACCTGGTAGACGCCAGACCCGCCACGCGGCACGGCCAAAATGGTGTTGCCGCCGTCGAGATAGACATCGTGCCAGGCGGCGCTGATTGTGCCGTTGTGGATGTTGATTCCGTGCCCGTGAGAGGGGATATTGACCGTGTGCGTATGGCTGGCGATGGTCACGCTGTGGCTGTGGGCCGGGATAGTCACGCTGTGCGAGTGCGCCGGAATGGTTACGCTATGCGAGTGCGCCGGTACAGTCACACTGTGCGAGTGAGCCGGTACAGTGACCGTGTGCGTATGGTCGCCGCTCGCGGCGGAGCTACCCACCGTGCCCCCACCGCTCGAACTGGTCACGGTCTCGCCGCTCACCGACTTGACCGTAGATTCAAACGGCAAAATCTGGAACTCGAAGAATGCCCAGCGCAGGGCCGATACCGCCCGGCTGAACCGAAACCGGAACACGGCGTCGTTGTCGTCGTCCAGGTGCTTGGTGTAGTTGGTGACGTACTCGTTGGCGCTCAGTTGCGGCAGCGCCTGATAGATGCGCCCCTGGGTCAGCGCATCCGCCACCGCCCCGCTCTCGCCCTGCGGCCATCTATCCGCCGTGGTCACGGTCAACGCCGTGGTCTGGACGCCGCCGGCGTCCACCTGCCACGTCGCCTCCAGGATGTTGAGGTCGCGGTCTATGTCCACCCCGGCCACCACGTCTCGATAGACGACGCGGATGGTCTGCATCGGACGCAGCAATACGCTACAGCCCGCCAGGCTCAGGTCATAGTAGAGGTTGTCCACCCCCAGCGAGCGGCGCGCTAGCTCGCCCAATGCCTCGTCAAATAGCTGGTTGGAGGCGGCGATGATGTCGGCGGTCGTGTTCTCCACCGGCCCGATCTCGCGCCATTCGACAAATTCTTCAAGCACGCCATACTGCGCGACCGCGGCGTCATGCTCGATGTAGTTGTTGGCCTTGTTGAGCGTGTAGCCCGCTGGGGTGCTCCTGGTCGTCGCCTTGAGCGTCAACTGCACATCGCCGTTGCCGCTGCCGCGCGGGTAGATGCGCGTGATCTGGTTGTAGCTCTCGACCGTCTCCTGGAGCCGCACAATGGCGCACGTCTCCGCCGCTAGGTCGCCCGGCCCCGCTGCGATGGCGCGCAGATCCGACGGCGCGAACGCGCTGGCGAAGGCGACGTCGCGGCCTGTGCCGCGGTAGAAATGGTTGCGGCTCTTTTCGGCGATCTTGATGATCGCAGCCAGCACGCTCTCCCCGTTAAACCGACCGTAGAGATCAGCAACCGGCGGGTTGGCGTCCGGCGTAAATGTCCAGCCCGCCGGCGCGTAGCCCGCCACCGCCGCCAACGCCGTGGCATGGCTGACCGGGTTGCCGCCCAGATAGAGCTTGAGGTCGCGCACACTACGCCCGTGCAGCTCGCGCAGCAGGTCCGCGCCCGACACGTCGAGCAGCGCCGACCCGTCCGCCTGGGGCCGCCGCACGATCTGGTCAATGACGCCCGCACCGACCTCCGTCCAGACGCCGCCCACCAGCGCCCAGGCGCGCACGACGCGCTTCTTGACCGCCAGCGCCGCCTGCGGGTCGGTGGCGGGCATGGCAAAGCGGAATTCGCCGGCGCGGTCCATGCGCGCCGTATAGCGCCAGCCGCTGGCCGAGGTGATCGGCCCGCTGCCTAGCCGGTTGCCGCCGCTGTCCTCCAGATCGATGTAAAACCGCTGCTCTGTCATGGCCTATCCAAACTGGTTGTAGTGCGAGGTCGTGGCCGTGGCACTGCCGCCCACGACCGTGACCAGGAGCGGGTTGTCTCCCACCGCCAGCGGCAGCCAGCCGGGAGCCGTGTGCGCTGCGGCGCGGCTCCATCCGCTGTACACATCCGTGTTGCCGCGGCGCATGGTCTGGCGTCCACAGTCCACGATCAGAGTCTGGCCGGTGGCGAGCGTGCCCGTCCACGTCCAGTCGATGCCCGCCTCCGGCCCCTGCACGCGCACGCTGGTGACTGTGCCACTGGTGCAGAGTACCGTGAGTGTGGCGTCATGGACATCCACATCGCCGCCGTTGCTCGCCAGCAAGCCCAGCGGCGCGCCCGCCGTGGCGTTGCCGCTGGTGGTGGCGGCGCTCTCGCTGCGCCAGGCCACCATAGCGCTCTCAAACAGACAGGTGATCTCCGCCACAAGCGCCATATCGGCGCGCTTGCGCTCATGCCGCACCTGGAGCAGCCGGGCCGTCAGCCACTGGCGAGCGTTGTCGCTGATACGCACACGCCACAGCGGCCCGCTCTGCCCGCGCTGGGCGCGCAGCGCATCCACCTGGCTGCGTAGCATGGCCCTGGCGTTGCCGGCCACGATGCGGTTGCCCGCCTCGTCCACGATAGTGTTGCCTGCCTCGTCGGTCAGGTAGGTCGTCTCGCCCCAATAGACGCCGCGCAGTTGCAGCGCCTGTTTGCGCGCCGGCTTTGCCCCGCTGCCGTGGTAGCTAAAGGCGCTGCCGATGCTGTCGAGCAGGTCGCTCTCGATGCTGGCCGTGTCGTGCTGCTGCTCCAGATTGCCGACCGGCAGCGGCACGCCTGTAAACTCGGTGTAGCGGTAGGCCATTAGGCTCCTCCCCTGCTACGCAGTTCGTCGAGGATGCCGCGCCCCACGGCGCGTCCGCTCTCGTAGCTCGCGTCCTTGCCCGACACATAGACGGTGATCTGCATTGCCGCAGCCCCCGCGCCGGCCTGGGCCGGGGTCGCCCCCTGCAACCCGCCGAACAAGCCGCCCATGCTGCCGTCTATCTGGCGCATCATATCGTCGATACCGGTCTGGATGCCCAGACCAATCCCCTGAGCAATTGGGATGCCCAGCCCCTCCTTCGCCTTGCGCGACGGTGAGCCAGTGTTCCACCAGCCGGTCATCTGATTCCAGAGATTTTGACTGGTCTGGCGCGCCGCTTCCCAGAGCGCGCTCGACATGCTCACGATGCCGTCAATCATGCCCTGCACGATGTTGCGCCCCAACTCGGCCCAATCGAAATCGGTAAAGATCGTCTTGATACTGTCGATTTGGGTGCGGAATACCTCGCTCACGGTGTCCCAGGTGCGCTGCACGATGCCGAGCAGCGTCTGGCCGGCCCCCTCCCAGTCGCCGGTCAGCGCCTGGAGGACGACCGTCACCAGGTCAAGAACATTTTTGAGTACCGTGTCGATGATGGTAAACACCACGCTAAACGTGTTGTTGATCACATGCATGATGGCGTCGCCGTGGTTGGTCCAAAACGACTGGATCGCCCCCAGCACTGTCTCAACGATCTGCTGCACGCGCGGCATGTTCTGGTCGAGCCAGTCTTTGAAATAGGCAAACCGCTCTGTGCCCTGGCTGTCTACGCTCTGCCCGAACTGTCCAAATAGCCCGCGCACATACTCGACCACGCGCCCGACCACCTGGCCGGCGCGCTCCATCGCCGGGCCGACCGTGGCATCGAAGCGATCAAATGCCCCCATCACGGCGGGCATGGCGCTGTTGACCAGCTCTAGCAATTTGTCGCTGAACGGCGTGACGCTCACCACCAGACGCCGCCAGACCCCGCTCACTACCTCGCCAAACGAGCCATATTTGGCGTCCAGGCTGGTGATCGCCCCCTCGGTGCCCTTCGCCCAATCGTTGGTCAGGTCCATCGCCAGGATCGTCTTTTCGCCCAGGTCCTCGTACTGGCTGCCCAGCAGACCCACCCCCGCGTTAAAACGGGCGATAGGGTCCTCGGTGCCGAGCATGGCCGCCTGCACCTGGCCAAACACGTCCACAACCGTCAGCGTGCCGCTAGACAGGCCCGCCGTGATCTGCTCCGCCGATAGACCGATGGCCGCCAGGCTGTCCGCCGTCAACTGCGAGCCGTCCTGGATGCGCAGCCTGAACTCCTTGAAGGCGTCGGCAGCCTTGTCGGTGCCGAGCATCCCGCCCGCCAGCCCGGTATCGAGCGCGCTGAAAAACTGCGCCGCCGATGCGCCGCCCGCAGCGAACTGGTTGGAGTACTCGCCGATGGTGTCGAGCAGGTCGCCGCTGCTGTCCAACCCGCGCTGGTAGCCCGCGGTCAGGTGGTCGAACGCCTCAGCGCTGGAGATGCCAAAATTCTCGGTCAGCGATTTGACGGCGTTGATGCTCTCGGCCACGTCCACGCCAAACGTGTCGCGCAGCCGGAAGGCGTTCTCGGCCATCGTTTGCAGCGCCGGGTCGTCGGCGGTCACGCCCAACTGTTTGGCGAGTTCCGTGACCGCGCCGGCGGCGTCGCCGACCGATTCGGCGAAATTGTTGCCGTAGACGCGCTTGGCCACCTCGGCGAATTTCTCCGCCTCGCTGATGGGGAGGCCCAGCGCAGCGGCCATGTCGCGCGCCGCCTGTTTGGTCTCGCCCGACACATCGAAGGCCGCCTTGCCGATGGCGATTACAGCGCCCGCCGCGGCCGCGCCCGCCGTGGCCACGCCCGCCACCAGCGCCGTTTTGGCCACACCGGCGATGTTGCCCGCCCAGGTGGTGGTGGTCTGTTTGGCCCCCTCCAGCCCCGTGCGCAGGGCGCTGTCCTCAGTGGCCAGGTAGACCAATGCATCGGCTAGTTTCATTGGATCGTCACCCCCATCAGGCCCAGCATGGCGTCGCTGCTGATCTCCTCCTCCTGTTTGCTCGCAAACAGGGTGCGCGCCACCTCCACGGCCAGGATGCGCGCTTCGGCGCGCGTGCGCCGGATGTAGGCCATGAGCAACTGCATACGCGCCGTCTCATCGGCCCAGCGCGCCGCCGGATAGAAGGCGGCCATTAGCTCGTCGAGGTCGTCGGCGCGGGTGTCGGCGCTGAGCCACTCATGGTCGCGAGCTGCCCGACCAGTCTCAGCGCCCGCCCGAAAGGGTACGCCAACCGCAGACAGGCCAGTAACGCGTCCATCAACTCCGACTCATAGCCCTCGCTCATCACCCGCTCGCGGTCTGCGGCGACCGTGGGCGCATAGGCAAAGACCAGATCGGCGATGGTGTCCGGGGCGCGCAGCAGCAGCAGCCCGGCGTTGCGCACGATGGTCACTGCATCGCCCCAGTGTTCCTGCTTGAGTTCCAGCGTTCGGCTGGCGTCGAGCAGCGCCAGCCCCTCGTCGAGCGTTGCCTCTAGCTGTTTGCGCCAGGCGGCATTGGCGCGCATCGGCAGTTCGGCCACCGTGTACTCCTGGCCGGCCAGCGTGATGGTCTCGCTACGCATTAGGTGGTCGTCGCCTCCCCGGTAATGCGCTGGATCGCCATCGTCTGTTTGCCGATGGCTTTGGCGTCGTCGGCATAGGCTTTGATGCGCAGCGGGATTCCGGCGATGTTGTTTTTGACGAACTGGAGTTGCCCGTTGACCGTGGCCGAGGCGATGTAGATGAAGACGCGCACCGGAAAGACCTCGTTGAAGGCGCTCTTGTAGAACCCTTCCAGCCCGAACGCATATTTGTCGATGTCGGCGCGCCCGCCCATCTCGACCTGCTCGAAGGCGCGCTGTCCCGGCCCGGCGCTGGTGGTCGTCAACTCGCCGTTGAAACCCAGCGCCATGTTTGCGCCGGTCAATTCCGCCAGCATGGTCTCGATCAGCACGACCTCTTTGATGATGATCTCGTTGACCGGGTTGGTCAGGAGATCGACCTCGACCTCAAACGTCTCCTGAGTGTAGCCCACCTTGACGCCCTCTTTGGTGTGGCCCAGCCACGCCCAGTTGCCGCCCCAGGCGTCGCCGTAGTCCACGGTCGTCTCGTCCGGGAACGGTTCCCCGACGGGCGCTTTGTAGACTTTCGCCGCGCCAACCAGGATGTCTGATACAGCCATTGTCCTATCCTCCTCCTGCAATTAATTGCCGATATACAGCACCATTACATCCACGATCTGGCGGTACAGCCCGTCCTCCGGGTCGCCCGCCTCCGGGTCGTGGTCGTCCAACCGCGTCACGTCGTATATGTTGAGCAGCGGCGGGTCTGCGCTCAGGTCGCTGTGCCCGCGCAGCCCGGCCACCACCGCCTCCGCCAACTGGTCTGCCACGCCGTAGCGCAGCGCCCAGCAGTTGATCTGCACGCGCGCCTGACGCGCTTCCAGCGTGCCGTCGGATGCGCCCGCTGCCGGTGGGTCGCTGATCACCTGGTAGGTAAGCGCCGGGTAGATGCGCTGCAAGCGCGGCAGCCGCAGCGGGTAGATGCGCCCGCCGACCAGCGCCGCAATGCCTGGCCGCCCCGCCAACACCGATGCAAAGGCCGTGCGTAGACTCATTTCAGATCCCTCGCCAGCCGCAGCACGATGCGGTTGCCGATCCGCTCCCTGGCCTCGTCGAGCGCCGGGCGCAGAAACGGCGCAGCCGCATGGTGGCGCGCGCCATACTCCTGGATGTGGGCATAGAACATGGCAAAGGCCGCCACCGCCACGCCTTTTTCTTGGGGCCGTATCTCGCGTCGATGGCCTTTGGCCTTGCGGTAGGTGCTTTGGCCTTTGGTGGCCGCATAGCCGCTCTCTGCCAGCGCTCCCGACCGGCGCGGCGCTTTGACTTTGGCAACCTCGACCAACTCCTGTGCGCCCTCGAAGAGCGCATCGTCGTCGGCCCCCTCCAGTTTGGCGAGCAGGTCGTCGCCGTACCATTTGATCCCCACGTCGCTCATGGCTCGCCCTCCGGCGGGCAGGTCACCAGGCAGTACCACGCCGGCGGCGCATAGCCCACGCCGTAGACCGTCTGCTCGGCAAAAAACCCCACGCGGCCTGTCACATGGTCTACATGCGCCGGCGAGGCCACCAACATCGCCAGCGCCGCTGCCGGGCCGCGATGGTGGATGGCCACCGACTCGATGTAGTTGATGTCGTCCGGCCATATCGCCGGCAGCGCATAGCCGTGCAGCCGCACGCGCCCGTTGGGCAGCCGCCCGTCCAGCCCGCGGTGCAGGTCATAGCCGTGCGGCTCGTGGTGCTCCACCTCGCGCCGGCGCAGCTCCTCAGCGTGCGCCTGGGCCGCCGCCCGCAGCCGGCTCGACTCGCGGCAGTTGCGGCGCACCTGCCACGGGGCCGATAGCCAAGCCAAGATAAACAGGCCGCGAGGGCTGGCCGCCGCTTCGATGCCGCTACCTGACGCGCCGTGGCCTGACGCGCCCATGATGGGCAGGTGCAGCGTGGTCACGACGACTCCTCTTTAAGCTCGCGGCAGATCACGACCAGTTCGGCGCGGCGGCCTGTCGGGTCGTTGACGCGCTCGATGTCGAGCACGCGCCCCGCATAGAGCGCCTGCATCCCCGGCGTCACGTCGCTGCGGTAGCGGCAGCGCACCCGGTATGTCTCGACCGCCGTCTCCTGCGCCGCGCCCGGCACAAATCGCTCTGCGCCCGATGCGGGCACGACCTCAGCCCACACGGTCGCCACGGTCTGCCAGGCCGCAATCGGCTGGCCATAGGCGTCCTGCGTGCTGCCGGCGTTGCGCCGGAATGTGACGCGCTTGCGTAGCGGCCCGATTCGCATTTACCAGCCTCCCCTATCGGTCAAGAGCAGCGCGTCGAGGGCGTCTTGCAGCCGGGTCAGGCTCACGCCCTGGCCGGCCACGACCGCCTCCCGATTTTCGTAGAGGTGCGCCAGGTACAATTTGATTGCCGCCTTGTACGTCTCCGGCACATCCTCTGCATCGCCGTAGCCTGCCGTGTAGGTGATGCGGATGGGGGCGTAGTCGCGCAGCTGATCCGCCGGCCACTGCTGGTCCTGTGCCAGGTAGACGAGGCCCGGCTCGCTGTGCGTGTCCACGCCATAGACGCTCGTGGCCAGCGTGTGCGGCGCGCCCGCCGCGTCGGTGTAGACGATGCTCACCACGCTCGCCAATGGCGGGTAGGGCAGCGCAATCAGGTCATGCCAGCCCCATAGATCGACCGTGCAGGTGCGCGTCACAAAGGCGCGGCGGCTCACGTTCTCACAGTGGATGCGCGCCGTCACGAGCAGCGAGTCAATCAGGTCGTCTTCCTCGTTGCCGTCCACGCGCAGATGCAGTTTGGCCTCGGTTCGGCTGACCGGCTCCTCGACCGGATGCACCGAAATCTGCGCGCCACTTGCCCTGTATGCCCTCATTCCGGCCTCCCGTAGCTGATCCGCTGCACCCGGCTCGCCACGATCTCCCACCAGTAGACGCTCACCCCCGCGTCCCACAGGGCGCGGATAAAATCGTAGTCGCTGGCGTAGTGGCCCGGTGCCATCACATGCGCGTGTGCCTGCCACACGGCGCGCCGCACGATTACGGCGCTGCACCCGATGGCCCCCTGGTACGGTCGTTTGCCCCACAGTTTGACAGGCGGCAGCACCCCGCGCTCGCCGTGGTCCATGCGCACGACCACCACGTCCGGGCCATGCGCCTCGACGATAGCCCGCAGCCCGTCCACAAGCGCCGGGTAGATGCACTCGTCGTCGTCGTCGAGCAGCCAGATGTACTCGCCTGTCAGATGCGGCGCGTAGGCAGCCAGTTGCCCATAGCTCCAACCCACACCGCGCCCCACGTCGTCGATCAGCAGCGTCTGCTCCCAATCGTCGTCGGCCAGCGCGTCCAGGCTCGCCTGGTTGGCGAGCAGCATCTGGGGACGCTTGTAGCAGCGGGTCAGTACCTCCAAGAGCGGCATTAGCTCGCCTTTTTCCGGCGCTTGGTCACGGTGGCAGTGGCCTGTTCCGCCGGCGGCGGGGCGTCGGCTGTCTCGCG